GAACTGGTGGGGGCGCTGGCACCGTTCGCCGGGATGATGAATGAAGCCGATCATTTGATTCGCAGCCCTGATGATAGGCCTGTATTCGCTATCAACAACCACGGATTTTCTGTTGGCGATTTGCGTAAAGCCCGCGCAGCCATCACCAAACACGATTCAACCACAACCACGAAGGAGTAAGCATGGACATTTTTCTGTTGTATCTCTGGACTCGACTGGACGCCTTAAACATGGTTTTTGCGCTAATGGCAACAGTGATGACGCTTTCCGCATTGGTGGCATCAGGAATATATATCTCGGCATCACTGGACGAAGATGAGTTTGCGCTAAAAGTAAAGCCAATTCTCGTAAAGAACTTGTGGCTTGCGGGAATCCTTCTCACGGTTAGCGTACTTTTGCCAACCCAAAAAGACGCCGCAATCATCGCAGGCGGCTGGGCTGTAAAACAGGTTGCAACCAGCGAAGGCGCACAACAACTCAGCAGCAAGACATTTGCCCTCATCAACGGCAAGCTTGACGAAGAGCTCGCAAAACTCCAACCGAAGGAAGAAAAGTAATGGCATCTAACGATCTGAATCAGTGTGAATTTATTGGCCGCCTCGGCAAAGACCCGGAATCGCGTTACATGCCTAATGGGGATGCCGTGACCAGCTTCAGCCTTGCAGTTGGCTCAACGTGGAAAGACAAGAACTCAGGCGAGAAGAAGGAAAGCACCGAATGGGTGAACGTGACCGCGTTCGGCAAGCTCGGGGAAATCATCGCCCAATACTGCAAAAAGGGTTCGCAAATCTGGCTACAAGGCCGCATGAAAACAGACAAGTTCCAGGACAAGGATACCGGCGCGGATCGCTATTCCACCAAGATCATTGCCGACAAGATGCAGCTTTTGGGTAGCAAGAGTGAAAGTACACCTGCACAAAAGCCGGCAAATAGTGCAAGTAGCCACGGCAGCGGGTTCGATGACATGGACTCGGACATACCGTTTTAACGCTCGCCATAACCGGCCGAGCGAAGCGAAGGTCCGAGTTGATGGAGTTGTTATGCAGACAAGTTTAACGGAGGAAAAATGATTGTAACTACCATTGAATTCCCGAAGTACAGCGGTGTTCGCTGCTTGATGATGCCTTACATTCAGGGCGAGCCAGAATCAGTGCCAGAAGAGTACCAAGGCTATGCGGATATTATTCGGTCGGTGTTTTTCAGAAAGGGCGATGTCGGCTATTTGACTATTGATGAGTCGGTTGCAGAAAAAGGAAAGCCGCACCGTGGCGCACGATCAAAAACAGACCGCGCATTGCACACCGAGGCCGGGAGGTTGCCGGGGAAGGTTTACGCATGGGGCGGTGGCGGATGGGGGCGCAACCATTTTGTAACGCTCGAAGCTGACGTGGAGATTCTTCTGGCAAACAATCTCGACAATTCGTGCGCCGTGTGGGACGCCACACACGAGGAAACGAGCTTGGACGGCGATATTGGTTTTGCTTCTGCCAAGTATCCTTATTCTGATGCAGTGATGGTAAAGGCCGGGGAGGTTCACAAGATCGGTATTCTGACCCCGCACGAAAGTTTGCCCGTCGAGAAAGACACGGAGCGTCAGTTTTTGAGGATTATTTCGAGCGGCGTACATGGGAGGGAGCCGTACTTTACGCGGAACCCGCTTTTGTCTGCATAACGCCGAAGTAAGGGGCTGCGCGACCACCGCGCTAACAAAGGAGAAATGACGATGGAACAAGCGCAGGACACAACCAACACCGCTGACGCGCAGTCCCGCGCCGAAGGCGCGAACTTGACTGACGTGTTGGGCGGCTTACTTGCCACGAAGCACGCCGGCATGAGGATTAGCGCGCATGGCGTTCTAGGGCGCATACGAGACGGGCGGTACTACAAGGAACTGAATTTCGGTTGCGGCGAAATGCTGCGCCATCTTGAAGAGATGGCGGAACGGTTTTACTCCGGTGACCCAAAGGCGGTGGATGAATTTTTGCAACTGTACTGCCTAGACGAGCGACGGCCCGAGACGCCCAATCGCTTGAATTAAGGGGCGCGCTTCAGCGCGTCCCGCTTGAATGATTTGTTCGGCGTGAACTGGAGAAGACGATGGCTACAGTAATTGAAATTGTGAGAGCGCACCTGAAGGCTGAAGGCTTCGGCGGTTTGGTCGCGGATGGGGCAGAGTGCGGCTGCGAACTGGACGACCTTGCACCGTGCGGCGGCGACATCAGCAGGTGTGAGGCTGGCTACAAACACACTGACCCGCGAGGCGGTGACCCGCAGGCGTGGGCGATCTGGCGGCAGAAGGAACCGCCCACAGATGAGCAATGGGAAGGCGTGGAATATTGACGCCGAACTAGTATTAGACCCCCTAAATGACGCCTTATAACCCGTCATCCGTTTAGATTCAATCACTTGCAAAATTTAGTGACTGAGCATGGGGCATAACATGAAAGGAATGAAGATGCTGTATGAAGAAATGGCCACTGCCGTGCCGCAACTTGCAAGGGGTCAAGTTTGGTGCCGACATTGCGGAAGATCGCAGGGCGTTGTCAGTGCGGAAGCAATGCGCACCGGATGGCCGAAGTGCTGCGGCTACACGATGACGATCGACAGCCCGGAAGAACAGAAGCGGCTGGCTGCCAAGGAACCCGCATGAGAATCAGCTTACAGGAATGGGCCGCTACCCAGCACTCGCCGCAAACCATGCCAACGCTTGCGACTTTGCGGGCTAGGGCTGCAAGTGGCCTAATATCGGACTGCATCAAGATCGGCGGGCAGTGGTTGCCTTCCGACTCATCTGTCTACATTGAACAACAACCCGCAAGCATCCCGGCTCATGTGAGTTCGAGGGTGGCGGGGATTTTGAGGGCAGCGTGATGGAAATTGTAACTGTTGAATATGCAGACGGAACGATTGCGGAAGGAGTGGCGCCATTGCCTGCCGTATCGCCTAAAGAGCAAGAAACAGCGTTGCATTGCGGGATTTCGCGCGCTGAATGGCACGACAAGGCGTGGGCGCTCTACCATGCCAAGACGTTTGATGACACGGCGCTGGCGAAATCCAGCATCCACACCATACGAACTGTGTTCGATGCGACTTACGATGCGCTAGTAAAGGAGAGATGATGGAACCAGAGAAGATTAACCAAGCACTAGATATGGCGCGCTGCGCCGACCACAACATGGACAACCTCGCCGCTTGGATGCCGAGTGTTACAAGAAATCCAATGTTTGTTGTAGTCATGGCGCAACTTCGCAGCGTGATCGATTTGCTTGAAGGCGGAGACGGTGAGTTGCAAATTGAGGATTCGCTTAACTAACCATGCCGCCCAAACGCCGCAGCCATAAAGACCTACCGGATAACCTCTACCCCGCCACCGATAGCAGGGATGGGGTGACACGCTACCGCTACCGCGATCCGCGAACGGGCAAGTTTCACGGCATGGGGGTGGACAAGGCCGCAGCGATAGCAGATGCAAAGGCGCTGAACGCGATACTGTTGCAAGCGCATTCCAGGGTGTCCGCAATAGCGGTACAAATACCGGACACACCCAGGCTGTCGGCGGTGATCCTCAAGCATGAAGAACTGAGCGAATCCCGCCATGCACGGGGCAAGTTGGCAAGCAACACGCTGAAGAAAAAGCGGGGCTATTGCAACGCCATCCGCAAGGCTTTGGGCGACAAGCCTATCGGAGAGGTATCAGTCCGGGACATAGCCGACCTACTGGCAAAGTACGAAGGCCGGGAGAGTGCTGCCCTAGAATGCAGGAAAGAAGCGGTCGAGATATGGAAAACCGCGATGCACGAAGGCTGGGCGACGGACAACACGCCGGAGAAGACCCGCCCGCCAGAGGTAGAAGTCAAACGCTCACGCCTGACGCTGGATAACTGGCGACTGGTCAGGGAAGCCGCTAATGGACTAGAGCCGTGGATTGGTCTATCTATGGACTTGGCAATAGTGACAGCGCAGCGGGTCGAGGATATAGGCCTGATGGAATTCAGGCCAAGGGAAGGCTCTACGGCGTGGATAGAGGACGGGGCGCTGTGGGTGATACAGGGCAAGACCGGGCGGAAAGTCTGCATCCCGCTCAGTCTCAGGCTGGACGTGCTGGGGCTGGAATTGGGCGAGATTGTCTCACGGTGCCGGGATACTTCGTTAAGCCGTCACCTGATCCACTTCAGCCGAAGCCACAGCACGGCCAAGCGGGGGAATCCAGTCAATCGGCAGACGATCAGCCGGGGATTCAACACAGCGCGAGACTTGGCTGGGATTACTTGGGATACAGGCAAGACAGCGCCCACGTTCCACGAGCAGCGGTCATTGTCGATCCGGCTGCATACCGAGCAAGGGGATTATGCGCAGGCTTTGGCGGGGCACAAGAACGAGGCGACAACGAATGTTTACCGCGACACACGCGGGGCTGAGTGGGTCAAGGTTTCGGCTTGATTTTGCAATGCAAATAGTTGTTGACTTCTGTTTGATTGCGCATTATTATAAATCATCAACCAAGCGCACAGGAGAACGAAATGACCAAGGTAAAGCATAGCCAGTTTGTAATGCAGGCCAAAGCAGGCGACACAACGGTTTATTTTGCAGGCCCAAAGAACCTTGAGCCGTCATTCACTGACAACAAGGCCGAAGCCGAAGTGTTCGATGAACGCGACAATCCTGAAATCAAGGCGCGTTTTCTGAAAGCCGTTACAACGCTTGAGTTTGCAGCGGTTGCGCTGTGAGGGTGCTGGTGGCTTGCGAATACAGCGGGCGGGTGCGTGATGCCTTTATTCGAGCTGGGCATGTCGCCATGAGTTGCGATGTGCGAGAAACCGAGGCCGAAGGTCCGCACTACAGGGGCGACGTTCGCGACGTGTTAGATGATGGATGGGACGCCATGATCGCCCACCCGCCATGCACTAGGCTGACGAATGCCGGAGTGCGCTGGCTGCATGTGCCGCCGAAAGGCCGCACGCTTTCTGCGTTGTGGCAAGAGCTTGACCAAGGGGCCGAGTTTTACAAGACATTGCGAGACGCCAAGATTCCAAGGAAGGCGCTTGAAAACCCGGTTATGAACCCGTACGCCTATGCCAGAATCGGAAAGCCAAAGCGTCATGTAGTACAGCCGTGGTGGTTTGGTGATCCTGCGTTCAAGGCTACTGGGTTTGAATTGATTGGCCTACCGCCACTGGTGGCAACAAACAAACTTAACCCACCAAAGCCCGGAACGGAAGAACACAAGATGTGGTCATGGATTCATAGAATGCCGCCCGGGCCAGACAGGGAAAAGGCGCGTAGCAGGACATTCCAGGGTATTGCAGACGCAATGGCGGCACAGTGGGGCGCGTTATGACAAATCCCAAGCGCGGCGGCGCAGGAAGGGGCCAAGGCCGCCCCCCAGTGAAGGCTGGCGAGGTATCGGTAACAGTATGCCTCCGCATGACGCAAGGCCAGCGGGAAAAGCTGGCACGGCTGGGCGGGGCTGAGTGGGTCAGGCAGCGGATAGATAAGGCGAGGGAACCTGGATGAGTAGGTTTAAAAGTGCATCTTCATACGACCACAGGATAAGCAAGTTCTCATCATGGGGTGGGTTCTATCGTATTAGCTGGGTGGTTGATTTTCATTACTCTGGCAGTAGACAGCGGCACCCTAGAAGATTCACAAGAGACGTTGATGAGGATGGCGCAAAACGATTCTGCAAGAAGTGGGATATAGCGTTACCAAAAGACTAGGTTTTGCAGGAATCTTGCAGGGGATTTGCAGGGCCAATAACCACGCGGCCTTAACATCCTGCAGCACAACCCGGCGCAGTTTGCGGTAAGCTGTTGAATGCTAACCGATAGTGTGCATTTTATGGGCGTTTTAAACCGCTGTTTGCGTGCGTTTGCGTGCGTGTAGAATCAATGACTTACGGAATCGTTTTGCAGGGAAAGGGAGACAACATGGGGAAAATGGCAACCGATGAAAGCAGCACCCCGCGAGTAGTAGAGGTGCGGGTGATAACGCATGCACCAAGCCCGGTGGTGGCAATTTTATTCAGCAACGGTACGTCTTCTGCATGTGGGCAGGAATTCCAAAACTTCGAAGCGGCAGAGCATTTCGCCGCCGGCTTACGGGCTGGACTCGACTGGCAAGCACGACTAATTTCTGCAAGTATTGTTGAGATGATCGAGCGAGACTTCATCGTGGACAAGGAGGCAACATGAACACAATCAAAATCACAGTCATGCTACTGGTGCTGGCCGGTTGCTCTACGCCCGGGGATTTTGTTAGCGAAGGTCCCACCGCAGAATTCAAAAGCACACGCACACAGATTCAGGCTGCAAACTGCGTTGCCCGCAATGCCGACGAGTTTTACGCCGGCTATTCTGCCTCTGTTCGTTATGCCGTGGATGGTGAGCCTATCGAGGTATATGTGCGCGCTGGACAAAACCTGTTATCGCTAGTTCAGATTTACCCGTTATCAGATGGCTCCAAGATAAAGCTATTCTCAAGACATTGGGCTGCGCAGCTCCACAATAAAGATGGCCTCACTATAGATGAGAGACTTACTAAAGGCTGTCTGTTCTGAAGGGCCGGGTGAGCGCATCATAGGTATTTCTCTTTCGCGTCCACATGCAGCAGAAGCGCCATCTTTTCCAGCAGCTCGCGTGCCGGCTCTGGAAGCCCAACGGTTGCCGTTCTGACGTGGGCGCGGACTTGGGGCGTGGTCATTTTTGCGAACGATTGAACGAAAGTGTCATCCCTTGCGGCGGATTTGGCTTGGGTGATTTCTGTTGCCTTGGCTATTCGAGCCTCATGTAGTGCAGCTTCTTCTGGAGAAACAAAAGCCGGGGCATCTGGCGCATCAGAAACTTCCCCAGTTTTGGTATTGATAATTTTTCGCATGATCGCCCCTTATTCATAGATGATGTTGACGCTACCCAAATCAAAAGTGTCTGTTCCGTTAACAGAGGTAATTCTGAGTTGAGTAAGTTCTGCTGATAGCGCCTTAATCCCGGATACAGTAACTTGTGCCGTTGTTCCAGCAGCTACCAGTACTCCACAACATACCCATGTGTTTGTCGTTGAATTCAGCAAGGAAAAGACAACCGAACCGCTCAGATTTACAGCGGCAGTGCCATTGGAAGTTACAACAACTCCTGCCGTAGAGGAGGCTAGAGTCGTGCCAGTAATATTCCAACCAGATACGCTTGTATAACTGGTGGTCTCGATTCCGCCGGCATCGCCAAGTTGGACAAGAATATTGCTTGTACCACTCAAACTCACGCCATTGAAATTAACGGTGATCCGCTTTGTACCTGCTGGCAAACCAGTGTAATCAACGGCAGTTCCAGATGTTGTGGCAGCAGGCGTTCCTAGCGTGGGGCCAGTAATAGCAGCATCAATCGCCGCCTTCACCCCTGCCGCATGGGTAGCCCGTGTCGTATCCGTTCCGGTGATTGTTTCGGCAGAGGTATTCAGTTCTACCAGACCTGCCAGCAATTCAGTTGCGGAAGAAGTGCCAACCAGAGGTACATTGCCGGATGCGGTGCCTATCGTCAGCAGGGCTGCAGCGCTGGCGCTGGTGAAATACGGAATCCGATCCGCCGCTGGCGTCAGCGCGTAGATCGCGGCCAAGGCAGTTGCCAGGCGTGCGGACGGCACCAGAGTGCTGGAATCCAGATCGCAGTAGCCGCTTGCGGCTGCGCGCATGGCGATCAGGTCGTTGAACTTGTCGATCAGGGCGGCCAGATCGGTGAGGATCGCCAGCTTCGGGTCGTCTGTCGAGGCGTCGCAGTTGGCTTTTGATGCGGCGGTTGGCATTGGCATGGTTACACCTTTGGTCCTTTAATCATTACATCGACGAGCGCATCGGCCAGGGTGCCCGCTGCGTTGCGGATTTTGAATTCGGCGGCTGGCTCGCCGTTGACGGTGCTGCTCTTGTTGACCAGTTCCCACGTCCAGGCACCGCCAGTGCTTTGCAGCGCGACGATGCTGGCCGAGGTGATGCTGCTGATCTGGCCACTTTTGCTGCCGATGCGGAAGTTTCCGACGCCGAGGCCGGCGCTGGTGTTATCGAACCATGTCGCGGTTTCGGTGGCGGTGTTCACATCCTCGAACTCGTCGGTCTGCGTTTCAGCATCCAGCAGCAGGGTCATGCCACTTACCACGGCAGCGGTGTCGGCCATGCTCACCTTGATCTGCACGTAGCGCTTTCCGGCCACCGTCGCCAGCGCGCCATAGGCACCTGTGACGCTGCCGTCTGCGGTGGTGCCGGTCTTCATCGTCACGGTAGCCGTTCCGGTTCCGTACACGGTCACCAGCGGTGTAAATGTCACGTCCGAGCCAAGATCGATCACCGGCGTTTCGTAGACGATTGGGTTGGTATTTGTGCCGATTGAGTTGATCGTCGCCGCGAGGCTGGAGATCGCGGCCGGCAGGCTGGCTATGGTTGTGGTCGATAGCGGGATCAGCGTGCTGGCATGAACAAAGCAGCCTGTGAGCGTGCCCGGCCAGCCGAGGTCTTCCTCGATGCGCTGCAGCAGCACGTTCTTCAGCCGCGGGTCACCGATGGTGCCGCTGATGAACTTGGCGGCGGCGCTCTCGTTGCCGCTGCTATCCACCGTCTTGATCGCCCATGTGTAGGTGCCAGCAGCCAGCTCGTTGTTCTCGAACGGGCTGGAGGTCAGGAGGCCGGTGTGCATGTCGGTCATGGCCGACCAGTCGGTGGTGGTGCCGCTGTAGTAGCGGATTTTGTAGCCGCCCCCGGATCGCACGTCGGCCGGTGTGGAGGCCACCGTCCAGGCGTAGCGGCGTGTGCCGTCGGCCAGCCGCGCCACGGTGAAAGCTGTCGGCTCGGCCGGCGCTTCTGTCTTGCCGATGACGGTATGGCTAAGAACGCTCGCCCATGCGCCGTGCACGCCGATGGAATTTACAGGTCGAACCCGCACGTCGTAGGCAATGCCATCCTCAACCGGCGAGACATAACTCGATGTCCCGGTGCGCGCGGTGGCGGATGGAATGTAGTCGGTGTCGGCGGATTTCTTGTATTCGACTTCGTATTCGGTGATCCAGCCGCTGGCAGGCGCAGTCCAGCTCGCATAGATGCGCGAGGTCACGCCGCCGTCGCCGGTTTCAAGCAGGTGGTCGGTGCCGGATGCGCAAGTCAGTCCAGTGACGGACTCGACGGTGAACGGGTCTGGCAGATTGGTGTCGGGTGCCGGGTCTACCGCCGTCTCGTCGCCACTGCTCCAGTCGTAGTCGGCGCTGGCCGTCTCGCGCAGGGTGAGGTCGATGCCGAGCGCATCCTCTCCTTGCGCGTCTTTGTAGACCTCGAAGCGCCAGTTCAGTACCTCGAATACCTTTTCGGTCCAGCCGAATCGGGCCAGCGACAGTTTGCAGGTGTCGCCCGCCCGAAGCTTCATCCCGGTGAGTTTGGCGGGGAAGTTCACCACGATCTGCTGGCGGCTTTTCTCCAGCTCGATCTTGGCGATTCGCTGTGCGGTGGCCGCGCTGATGGTGTAGGGCAGGCTGATGTCGCGCCAGATGCGCTCACCGTTGTCCTGCGTCTCATAGGTGGAATTGGTGACAGCGGGGAAGTCGGCCGGCTGCCACTGGTTATCCGCGCTGGTATAGAGCCCCTTGACCGCGTTGAACAGGTCGCGCCGGCTGACGCGCGGAATGACCTTGACCGGGCCGCGCGCGTCGTCTTCGTCCAGGGTCACGGTGGGTACGCTGTAGGCACCCGCGATAATCGTCCAGCGTCCTCCGGAAAACACCACCTTGCCGTGCATGGAAGTAAGCATCTCGCCGATGGTGTCTTCCGGTAGCTGGTTGCTGTCGAACGAACCATTCAGCGTATAACGCGCCTCGGTGCCGCCAGCCGCCAGCGTCACCGCCTCGTCGCAGACGTTGGCCGCAGCGGTCAGCGCGGTGGCGTCGATATGGCTGGCATACACCGCTCCCACGCCGTATTTGGTGCTGGTGATGTAGTCCGAAATGCACAGCGCGGCGTTGTCGGTCCAGCCGCTGGTGGCGGTGCGCGGGTCGTAGATGTCGTTTTTCCCCTTGACGATGAGGCTGATGTTTGGGATGCCGTTAGGGAACAGGTCAACATTGCCGGTGAGCCGCACGTAAACGTAGGCCACGCCCTGCAGTCGATGGGCGGTGGTCCACTTGTCCGGCGCTTCGGCGATCAGCGTGGTATCGGCGGTTTGCGTGGTGCTGCCTAGGTGCTTAAGCACACGCACATAGCCGGCGAACCGTCCGGTGGCGTTGCCTGATCCATCCAGCGGCACCAGCTCGTCGTTCAGGTACAGGTCGCCGATCTCCTCTACCTCATGCCCGGCCAGCGCCTGGATGATGTGGAGCTGGGTGTCGTTGTCGGTGGCATGCATGAACAGCAGAACGCCACCGACCTTGATCTGTCCATACACCACGCGGCGTGGCGCTGCGGGTTGGCGCACGGTAAGCGTGCGGTCACGCGAGAAAGGCCCCTGCGCCTTTGGCTTTTTGCTGAACGCAGCAGAGATGACCGCGCTGACGACCATAGAGACGATTGTCTTGATGACGAACGCCACGACCTGCTGCCATGTGATTGCCGCGATAAATGCGATAACTGGCGGCATGTCAGACTTTCCAGGCCAGCAGCGCGCGCGACATCGGCATGTAGGTAAGCCCGTCCGGCCCTGCGCAGGCAACGCGCGGCCCGATGCAGATGCCGAGCGCATCTCCCAGCGGCGAATCCACCATCACCATGTCGCCACGTTGCGCCAGCGCCGGGGGAATCTCTGGCATGCCGTAGGCCTGCGATACCCGCGCCATCATCTGCCGCATGTCGCCGCGCATCACCCGCCGCGCCCCACGTGCGGTCTTGTAGCGCCCGCGAAACTCTGCGGCGATGTCCACGCCGGTCATGGCCAGCACGCTGTCTGCGGCCAGCAGGCCGCAATCCCATGTTCCCCAGCAGAACGGACGGTCAGCGGAGGCGATGAAGTCGGCCAGAATCTGCGGCCAGTATTCGACGCGGGTCATGCTGGCTTCCATATAATTTCCTTGTCCTGAAGCCCAGCCACGTATTCCATGCCAAGATCGGACGGGTAGTCGATTAGCTGGTCTTCATGCGTGTATCTCCACTCGCGTGCGCGTTTGAGGGAGATGGCCTGGCTCTCAACGCGCACGATGATCGAAGCGGTCTCGCCGTCTTCGTCGATTTCCATTGTGTCCATCAGCGCTGCGTAGATCGGCACCGGGTCGGCTATCACAGCGCCAGTGCTGTCGAGCAGTCCGAGGTAGATGGTGGCGTCTCGGCCCTGGTAGGTTTCACCCAAGGCGATGGCTACCATGTCGCTGGGGATGCCGTTTAACTTGAGGTTGGCACCGTTGGCGACAAAATCCACGCTCTCGGCCAGCGGCTCGATTTCCATCAGGTTTCCGGCACCGAGCCATGTCTTAGCGTCCCATACAAAGCTGCCGTAGCCGGACCAGAGGCGGACGAACCCGCTGGAAAAATCCATCTCGACGAAGAACACCGGGGAGACGGCGGCGGCGGCAACCTCGGTCTGCATTCCTGCTGTCAGCGTGCGGCTCATATCGCTTCCACCGCAGAGAATGACAGTTCGACAATTCCGTTCGGCTTGTGCACCCACGGCATTTCGTTACTGGCGAGCCGGAATAGGCCCTTGCAATTGCTCACCGTGATCGCCGCGTTGTCGGCTGGTGACGAACGCAGGCGCGGCCAGATGTCGAACGTGGCATTTCCGGTTCCGTCTGAATTGGCGTCAACCATCACCATGTAAAGCCGGTCTTCAACCTGGATGTGGTCGCCCTGCTTGAGAATGCCGGTGACGCCAGCAGTCCATCCGTCTGTGATCAGCGACTGCCCGGTCTGGCTGGCGCCCTTGACCAGCGGCGTGCCGGTTGCCGCACCACGCGGCGTCTGCATGGCCTCATTGCCAAGGCGAAAGGTTCCGTAGCGGCCGTTGAGCTGCAGGAACGCGGCGATCCACGGTGCCGCATCGGCCAGAAGCATCGGCGGCAGGCTTATGTCGGCCTGCCAGAACTGGCCCTGGTGCTGGTAGACCTGCTGCGCGCCAGAGAACGGAGACGCAGCAACCGCAACGATGGATCGCGGCGCGATGCGAATCTCGGACGGCGCGGGCGTGGCCGGAAGGTTGATTGGGTATGTGATTGCCATGGATTACGCCAGCCGCAGCTGCCCCCGCTGGTTCATCGATTGCACCTGGGTTACCGATCGCTGTACTGCGCGGTCTTCGGATTCGTCAATAGCGCGGCGGATTCGCTGCTCCACCCCGGCTTCTGCTCCGCGAGCGTCGATGTTATAAGTGTTTTGCACCACCACCCCGCCGCCGCCGTCCATTGACACGCCGAGCTTGCCGTTGCGTCCGCGCTTTAGCGGAAGGATCGCCTCGGCCCCAGCCTCGCCCATCAGGCCAATGCCGTTGGCGAAGGGGAATACAGTCGGCTTGGAAACGACCGAGCCGGAATAGGCGGACAGGGCCGGGCTGCTGAAGACGTTGCCGTTTGCTGATGGCGCGAAAAGTCCTGCGGCCCAATTGGCAAGCGGTTCAGTGATTGCCTTGCGCGCAAAAATCTTGAGCATGTCTTGCGCCAGGCCTTTCAGCACGTCGCTGAATTTCTTGCCGCCAGCGATGGCGTTCTCGAACGCGCTCTCGAATGTGAGGCCGAGTTCTTCTGCGATGGATTTGGTTTTCTCTGCCTTATCGTTCCCTTCGTCGAGGGCTTTCGCGTAGGCGCGCCCGTAATCCTCGACGCTGATTACATTCAATCGCATCAGTTCGTCGATGTAGGCCAGCCGGTCTTCAAGCTCCTCAAGCGGAGTTTTAACACTATCGTGCAGAGCCGCGCCGGCTTCCTTCCATTCCTGCGCCATTGCGGCAATCGGGTTGTTTTGCGCGAGGTCAACATCAACCATGAAGGCAAGATCACCTGCGATGCGATCGGTTTCGTCGGCAATAAGCTTGGCGTTGCGGGCCATCTCATCGTTGAACACGTCAAGCTTGTCGATGGTCTTTACAGCCTTGCCTGTCTTCTTTGGGATACACTTTCCGCCATCCCACGTCCCGCCCTTGGCGATGCAGGCCATTTGCGCGCCGGTATCGCCGCCAGACGGTGCGCGGTTGCTTGCTACTGGCGTCTGAATTCCGGTAACGACTTGGTTTTGAAGTAATGCCCGCAGCCGCTTCAACTCGGACAGCTTGGCTTCCATCGCCGCCTTGTCGCCGAATATATCCAGCACCCCGCCCTTCATCGTGGACAGTTCTTTTGAGGTGATGCGAATCTGGTCGTTTACATCCTTGAGTTGTTCTGCCGGCGAGTGGAGCGAAACAACGCCAAGTCCAAGCAACTGAACAAAGTTGAACCCGTTTTCTCCAAGCAACTGCGCCTGCCGTGCGCTTGCTATAACGGCATTCATCGCCGGGACAAGCTCACCAAGCAACCCGGCAGCAGCACCGGCAGCGTTTTGTTTCAATAATGCAAGGTTGTCGTTGAATGCGTCTGCATTTGGTGCCAGCTTCGCCATAGCATCAGCGAACGATTCAGACGCCTTGGCAGACGCGCGCAAAGCATCGCCGCCTTGCACCAGCGTGGGTACAAGATCAAGGTATTGTTTCCCAAGAACTGCGCTAAGGTCAGCGGCACGCTTGGTCGGGTCTTCCATTCCCTGAACGGCATCGGCCAACTGATAAAACCGTTCAAGCGGGGTCGATGCGGTAACACCCAAACTCAGCAGCGCCGCGGCTAGTTTGTCATTGCCGCCAGCCGCCTCGCTGGCCGACTTGTTGAGCTTTGCAATGCCGACGCCGATACCTTCAAGGCTGCTTCCGCTTTGCTCTGCAATCAGTTGCATACTGGCGAGGTCTTTGACCGTAACGCCAAGCCGCACGCTCATATCGTTGAGCGAGTCGGCGGCATCAATTCCGGACTTTGCGAACTGCACAAGCTCTTTGGCAATGTAAGCGCCGCCGATAGACTTGAACGCAGTGCGCAGCAGACTGGCGGTGTCGTCGCCTTTCTTGCTGAACTTGTCCAGCGTGCTCATCGCCTTCTTCATCTCAGTTTCAAACTGAGCAATGCGGGCGTTTAGGTCAACGGTTAATGCGGACATTGCCCTGCCCTTTCTTGTTAAAAGCGGTGATTATTTCTTTCACTAAATCGACCTTGATAATGTTCAATGCGGCGTGCTTCTGTGATTCCCACGCACGCAACATGAACTTCTTTCCGGGAATAAATCGATGCTTGCCGGCTGCGTATTGAGCGTTACGCCTTGCCCGTTGTGATGGGCCTTTCTTGCGCCCAAAACTCCCGGTGACTTTGCTTCGGCCTACAGCGTGGAAACCTTCTTCCTGAAACCTGTAGTAATACGGGTCGCCAAAATACAGGCCCTTCAAATGCTTGCGCGCCTTCTTGACTCCGGGCGGGGTCTTCGGCTTGATGTAAACCCCAAAATCCCCCTTTGCAGGCTTCCAGTAACGGCTGGTGGAAATCTTCAGCGTGTCACGCACAAGGCCTGGTATCACGCGCTTGGAAGCCCTTTTAGCCACTGGCGCGTTTTGCTTGGCGGCTTTCAGAATTGGTGTGGCAGCCTTGCGCAGCAGCTTGTACATCACCTTGTTGCGCAGGTGGATCGGCAGTCCTTGCAGGGTCAACTGCAAATCGTGTAAGCCTTCGATGCGGACAATTTCAGCCATAGCACGCGCCACCAATCAACACGCAAACACCAAGACAACAAAGACGCCGACCACAAAAGCACCTAGAAACATCAAAAGCCCGGTGGCTAAATGTTTGTCCATCTTTATCTCAGCCATCGCGCTCCCCCATGAATTCCCGGATAGCAACCAGTTCGGCAATCAGCGTTTCAATATCCGTTACACCGTGAACCTCAACCAGCAGCGGCAAAGCCTGCCAGTCAAGACCTCGGCATTCGTTCCAGATTGTTAAAGCCATTGGTGACGGGCAAGCGCCTGGCGGGAACGGGTTTTGTGTCCGCTCCAGCCAGGCCGTCAGTTTTTTACGCTGGCATCCCGCTTGTCGGTGTGGGCTTTGTAGGCGTTGAGAATCGCAGTAC